TTTCTCATACGGCGTACCCACTCCATCTGATTTTCTTCCTTCAGTTTTTCCGAAATGCCCTCCCTCTGGCTCATCTGTTCGATCAAACCCTCATATCGTTCCACTGCCTGCTCTTCCACATTTGCTAAAACAGTATCCAGTTTTCCGCTCAGCAGCAAGCTCTGGTAATAGGCTGGTTTTCGCAGTTTCAGGTACGCCTTGTGCAGCATTCCCCAGCGGCCAATCGGACGGGTCCGTGGCAGTTTCAAGGCTGGCAGATAATAATCACCCACTAAAACATATTCCATTCCTGTCCGGGCATCGTAGATTTTCTCTTTCATCGTCTGTTCTCCTCGTTAAAACACAAATTCCGTGTAAGTATTTTTCTTGTGATCCACTTCAATTTTCTTTACATACTGCTGCAGATTATCTGCCGTTAAAAGAACCTCTGTGTTGCCTGCGATTTGCTTTTTCTGCTACAATTCTTCTTGAATAACGACCAGTTCTTTCTCGTTTTCAGCTTTTGTCTGTCTGAATGCCTCAATTTCATTCTCTGCATCCTGCTTCAATTCCAAGAACTTTTCTTTTGAAATTTTTCCAAGGACATACTGCTCGTAGCCGCTGCGCTTCTGTGATTCCAGTCGAACGATATTGCCTGACGCCTGTTCAATTTCACGTTTTGTAGCTATTTCTTTTAATTGGAGTTTGCTTTTTCCAGAGCTTTTCCGTACCAGCTTCTGCAAATCACGGTGTTCTTCCATCCGCTGGTGCAACTCCTTGTTAATGCCGTTCCAGAGGTCTTTCTTTGAGATGGAAACATGGCAAGATGCACAGTAAAAATACAGCGTACCATCACTTTGCCAATGACAAACCAATTTTTCTCCGCACTTTTTGCAAAAGATTCTGCCTTTGAAGATGTTCGGATTGTTCTTTCTGCGCTGTCTGCACCAATTTTTTCGTTCTTCCTTGACTGCTTGCTCGGCTTCCCGTAATGCGGAAATTTCATCAAACAATTCCCAGCTGATAATCGCCGGATGGCTGTCCGGCACCATCCGCCAGCTTTCCCGTGGATTCTGCCCGATTTTCCGATTCTTTTCATCGTAGGCGATGCGGTTATAGACCATTGTTCCTGTGTAGATTGGATTTTCCAGCACCTTTGTCACGAACACGGTCTGCCATGCTGGGTCCTTTACCCGCAAGGTGTTTTTCAGGTATCCCAGCTGACAGCGGCGTGTAAAAGGTGTTGGGATTCCCTGCGCAGACAGCTTCTTTGCAATCTCGCGCTCTTTCATGCCGGATTTCTTCCAGAGAAAAATCCGAACTACCACATCGCTGACTTCCTCGTCCAGAATCAAATGATTCTGCTGATTTCTCTTGTAACCGAACGGAACAGGCGTATAAATTTCTCCTCGTGCTTCCTTGGAACGAAAGCACGACTGAATCTTCTTGGACAGGTCTTTCGAGTACATTTCATTGATCATGCTCTTGATCGGCACCAGCATCCCGTCCCGGCTCTGTCTGTTCAGGCTGTCATAATTATCATTGATGGCTATAAATCTTACGCCAAACAGTGGAAACACTTGCTCCAGATACTGACCTGTTTCCACGAAATTGCGACCCAGTCGGGAGAAGTCTTCTTGTGTCAAGTAGGGACTAAAAAAATTTTGAGAATTTACAAGCCGTTCATAGGTGGACAACCACCCGTGAACGGCTTGCGTTTTCTCTATGCTCTTTTGCCGTTCTTTGTGCGACGTTTCTTATACGCCGTCTCAAACGCCTCCATCATTGGAGTGACCGGAAGCTCGTTGTCAGGCTTGGACAGATACTCGAACCGGATGCCGTTCTCCCGGAACTTTCGCTCAAACCTTATGAAAGAGGAAGTGTCCCGGCTAATCCGTGAGGTGTCACGGGTGAGGATCGTACCGATGTCCTGACGCTTGGCTTCGTTCAGCAGGAAGTTCATGATACCTTCCGTATGGACGCCGGAGATGCCGTCTGCCGCCACAGCAGCAGCCACCTCATAGCCTTTGTCCTTCGCATAGCGTTCCAGCTCTTCCCGCTGGTCTGCTGCCGCAAGCTGATCCGCACAGGCAACGCGGATATAAAGAAATACTTTCATTTGGCTTCTCCTTCTGATGTAGTGAGGAAGTCCTTGAACTTCCAGACGATTTCTATGTTGTCAAGATCGTAAATGTAGACCGCAGAAATGAATGCGTGGGTCAGCTCATAGGTCAGAGCTTTGCAGTCGGCGTACTGTTCGCAGACCGCATCCAGCTTTTCATCTGAACAGGCGGTCTCGGAGTCAAGCTCCTTCATCCGCTCGTGACTGCGCTGGATTACTCCATCGTTTTCAGCAATCTTCACATCCGTTGCCGCCTTCTGCTGAATGTACGCCTCCTTCGTGATGCTTCCGGCTGCATACTTCTCGTAGAGCCTCAGCTTGGACGCCTTGTGCTGCTCGTTCTGCTTTTGCAGAGTGCGGATTTTATCAGCACATTCCTTGATGGCAGATTTCCGCAGATCACCGACTTCGCGGTTCTGTATTGCTTCCTTCTGTGCCAAAGCAAGAAACTGAGTAAGGGCATGGAAGACAACCTTCTCAATATCCATTTCCGGAAAGCTCCTGCCAACCGGACAGTCTGTGTTTCCGTTGTTGACCGAGTGAATGCACTGGAAGTATCGAATGCCAGCCTTGTTCTTTCGGCGTGTCATAGCACGTTTACAGTTACCGCAGCGGACGAGTCCCTTGAGCGGATAGTCATGCTGCTTGCGCGTGGGATTCCGTCCTCCGCCTCGAATGACCTTCTGAGCAAGCTCAAAGTCTTCCTTGCTGATAATCGCTTCATGCGTACCTTCTACGATAATCGGCTCATTGACAACACGCTTTTTTGAGCCGACACCGCAGGACTTCATTTTGCGGCTGACCAGTGTTCCGGTGTAAACAAGGTTTTTGAGGATGTTATAGACCATCACGGTTTCCCAACTGATTTTCTCGCTCATGTTACTGAACTTCTTCTTGTCGGGATGCTTGCTCTTGAAGTATTGCCCCGGCGTCGGGATGCCGTCATCATTCAGGCTGCGGGCGATCTGAGAGGTGTTGCTGCCTTCCAGCGCCTCGCGGAAAATACGACGGATCACATCAGCCGCCTCCGGGTCTACGGCAAGTTTGTTCCGAATGGTGGGATGCAGGACGTAGCCGTATGGGGCGTAGCCACCGACATACTTGCCCTGCTTCATCATCTGGATTTTTGCCGATGTGGTCTTTACGGAAAGGTCTTTACTGTATGCGGCGTAGATGATGCTGCGCATAACCACTTCCAGACCGCCCGTTGTGCCTTTGTAATCGTCACTGTCATAGCCGTCGTTGATGGAAATAAAGCGGACGCCCATGAATGGAAAAGTGCATTCCAGATAGTTTCCCGTTTCAATGTAGTCACGAGAAAAGCGGGAAAAGTCTTTGACGCAGATCAGGTTAATCTCGCCGCGCTTGACCTTCTCCATCATCTGCGTGAACTGAGGACGGTGAAAATTCGTGCCGGTATAACCGTCATCCGCAAACTCAGACCGCTGACAGTGAGACAGCTCCGGATGATTGTCAAGAAAGCGGTTGATGAGCATACGCTGGTTGCCGATGCTGTCACTTTCCGCCTTGCTGCCATAGCCGGTATCTTCATCAGCCATTGAGAGGCGGATGTAGATGCCGATGTTGTATTCCTTGCTCATTTACATCGCCTCCTGTACTTCCTTGATACTCTGAACGGTCAGAGCGTAAATATCGCCGTATTTCATGACCAGCTCGATTGAGCCGTCCTTATGGACTTTTACAAGCTCTACGGACTCGTCAATCAACTCCTGAGAGAGTTTTGCTGCGCCGCTGACAGATTTCATCAGCGTGAGCCACTTATTGTCCTCGGACATTGCCTCGGCAAACTTTACCTTCCGCTGAACCGCTTCATCCAACCGCCGTGAAAGATCGACATACTGCTCATCGTAGGCTTTCTTGGCAAAGGCGTATTCCTCTTCATCGAGAACGCCTTCCGTGAAGTCCTCATAGAGACGGGTACGCTTCTTGGAAATACCGCTGAGTTTCAGATTCAGGCTTGTAATGAGCGCATTCTGCTGATCTCGGATGCTGCGTTCACCTTCGCTGTTTCTCAGTTTGGCAAGCAGCTTGTCGTAATTGAGAGCCGCCTTGACTTGAAGCTGAATCGCCGCAAGCACATCGGCTTCGAGTTTGTCCTGCCGCGTATAGTGTGGCGTACAGAGATTGCCGCGCTTGACGGATGAACTGCACTCATAGAAGGCGTACCATGCGCCGTCCTTGCGCTTGTCAACGCGCTTGCGATGGAAGTAGAGCTTTTTGCCGCAGTCTGCGCAGACGATTTTGTCTTCAAAGAGATTGATCAGCGTAGCGCGGATTTCTTCCGTGCGCTCCATCTTCTCAACCCTTGTCCTTGCAGCAGCGTTCCGCATTTCTCGTACCTTCTGGAAGTCCTCACGGGAGATAATCGCCTCGTGAGTATTGGGAAAAATAATCCATTCCTCACGGTCAATGTGCTGATTCTTGACGCCCTTGTAGATGGCGTTCAGCGTCCGTCCGAGAACGGTATCTCCGACGTAATGGGGATTATCCAGAATGGTAGTCAGTGAAGATTTGTTCCAAATCTTCTTTGCCGTAGCATTGCCTGTGCGGACGCCGACCTGATACTTCTGAAACTCCGGATTGGGCGCGTTCATTGCATCAAGCCGGTCTGCAATCGCAGGAAGGGACAGCCCTTCAATCTTCCATTGGAAAATCTTCCGGACAATCGGTGCGGTTTCCTCATCGAAGACCATATTGCTGTGTTCTTCATCCCAGCGATAACCATACGGGAGATTGCGCTTCTTGAACTCTCCGCTTTCCATCTGTGCCTTGAGCGCGGTAGAAACCTTGCGGGAGATGTCCTTCGAGTAGAGTGTGTTGATCATGTTTTGCAGAGGGATGATGAGGCTTTCGCCGGAGCCGTCCGTATCAAAGTTGTCGTAGTTCTCTTTGATGGCGATAAACCGAAGCCCGATCTGCGGAAAGACCCGTTCCAGATAGGTTCCTGCCTCGATGTAGTCACGCCCGAACCGGCTGAGATCACGAACCACAAGGCACTTGATCCTGCCGGTGCGGATGTCGTTCATCAGACGGTTGAACTCCGGTCTGTCAAAATCCGTACCCGTTCGTCCGTTATCCACATAGGTATCTATCAGATTCAGGTAGGGACGCTCTGCAATGTAGGACTTGCAAATCTCAATCTGATTTGCGATGACATCCACCTTTTCGGACTTGCCGCTGTTTTCAACGGAAAGACGGGCATAGATGGCTGTTGAGAAGACCTCGGAAGAAACAGATTCGATAACCGGTTCTTCGGCTGCAATTTGTTTTCTACTTTTTCTTGCCATTTGCTCATCCCTCCTTTATACGGCAATATCCAGTTCGTCGGCATAGCCGAGAACGTATTCAAGTGTCTGCTGGTATTCGTCCTTGTATTTGAAGACGATTTCGATTGCATGGTTTTCGTGAATCAGAATGCGGTCAACAAGGGACATCAGCACACGGCGGTTCAGCTCTTCGACGTTTTCATACTGCTTGAAAAGCGTTACCCAGTTTCGTTCGGTCGTGCCGGTTGTCACCGTCTGCTTCATTTCTTTTTTGACCCGCAGAAGTGCCTCCTGTTTGTCCTCAATGATTTTGGTGTAGCTGCTGCGGAACTCGAAGTATTCCGATTTATCAATGATGCCGCCGATGAAGTTCTCGTAAAGCCCCAGCTTGAGCTTTTGGTACCGTTCAATCTCTTCCTCGATTTTGGCGATCTGAGCTTCGTAATTGAAAGCCTTACGGCTCTGAGACGGAAGCCGTTCTATCATCGCAAGCGCGTGTTCCAGATTGATGACAAGCTCGATCTGGTCATGAATGGCACGGAAGACCTTCTCTTCAACCTCTTTTGCGGCGATGCTGTGCGGGCTGCACGTCCGGCTGTGCTTATTGGTGGAGCAGACGTAGTAAATATACTTTTTCGTCTTCGACGGGACGGTCTTGCGGATCATTGGCTGCTGACAGTCTCCGCAGAACAGGAAGCCGGAAAACAGATGCGCTTCGTCCTGATCGGGCGAACAGCGCATATCCCGCTGCATCATGACCTTGACTGCCATGAAGTCCTCGTAGGACACAAGAGCTTCATGCGTATTTTCTACCTTGACCCACTCGGATTCATCCTTGCTTTTCACGACGCGGACTTTGTAGTTGGGAGTGCCTCGCTTGCCCTGAGCCAGAACGCCGATATAAACCTCGTTGGTGAGAATACGCTGGACGGCTTTGTATGTCCATTTTGCGGTATCGCCGGTTTTGAAGACGGTATCGAACTTTACGCCGACGGAATGCTTGTATTCCATTGGGGACAGGACGCCCATCTGGTTCAGACGCTTTGCAATACGTCCGATGGAGAAGCCGTCCTTGTACATGGAAAAGATCATCTGCACATATTCGCTGACCGCTTCATCCACGATGAGCTGGTTTTTGTTCTCCGGCGATTTCATGTAGCCGTAAGGGGCGAACGAACCGACGAACTCACCGCTCTTCTGCTTGACTTCCAGGCTGCTTCGGATTTTCATGGAGATGTCCTTGCAGTAAGAATCGTTAATCAAGTTTTTGAACGGGATAACAAAGGAGTCGGATTGCGGATCACCGGTCAGACTGTCATACGCATCATTGATTGCGATGAAGCGTATGCCGAGCTGCGGGAATATCTTCTCAATGTAACGTCCGCCGTCGATGTAGTTTCTTGAGAAGCGGCTGAGATCCTTGACCACAATGCAGTCAAGCGCACCCTTGCGGATTGCCTCTTCCAGCTTTTTGAACTGAGGGCGATTGAAGGAAACGCCGCTGTAACCGTCATCCACAAACGGCTCACAGACAAGCTCCAAATCCTCATGTCTTGCGATATAGTCCTCGCAGATGGCTCTCTGGCTGGCGATGGAGTTGCTTTCTACTTTGTCTCCATCCTCACGGGACAGACGGCAGTAGATCGCCGTGCGGTAAACCTTGTCTGGCATAAAAATAACCTCCGTTTTTCTGTTTGGTGTGGTACATCAAATCAGAAAGACGAAGGCTTGCTTCAACTCTTATGAAGAGGAACACAAAAACGCCACATGACCATCAAGGCAAGCGGCTTAATCCGTATTCTTCTTTTTTTGACCGATTAAATTATACCACAGGCTCAATCGCTTGTCCATAGAACCGGGTGAAAAGATTCAGACTGTTCATAAATCAAAGACCTCTCAGATAGTGTTCCAGACAATCTTCCATTGTCGTGTCCGTCTCGGCAAAGCTGATCTTCACCACAGTTTTCCCGTCCAGATAACAATAGGGATTTCTGATCTGCTTGATGAACTCCCTCAGTCTGACTTCTTGCGGTGCCGCAGGATCAAGCCGGATGCTGCTTCTTTGAACGAGTGTGCTACGGTCAACCGTTTTCGGGCTGACGCTTTTCATTGTTTCAATGCCCATCATATTCTAAGCACCTCCTGTTTCGTGAAAATATTCAGGACAAAAGGATATGGCAGAGCATCTTGTGAAGATACCCTGCCACATAGTTTTCATCCTGAAACTATATAGTAAGTTTCTTTTGGGTTTGTTTCATTGTCCGGCATATTTGCAGCTCGCGCCCCTGCCAGAAGAACTTTGCAGTTCCGGGAATGCTGCGGACTACCAATGGTCAATCGGTATCATGGGACTCTCACCCCTCCGAGGATCGCTCCGAGCCGCCCCTTCAAAGAAAAGACGGAAGTATCATTATACCCGGCATCTGCATCGTCGCAAGCAGCCGCACCACACGACTGTTATAGCTCTCCGGAGG